ACGGCGTTCGGTGCTGAGGGTCATACGTTCATTGCCGGCCTCACGAACGGCACGATCACCCTGACCGGGTGGGCGGACACCACCGCCGATACCGGGACCCTGACCGTCCTGGACTCTCTCGTCGGCCTGGACTCGATCACGGTCGGTTGGGAGTACGGCCCCCTCGGGTCCGGCACTGGTGCGGTGAAGTACACGGGTGAGTGTGTCCTCGCGTCCCTGGATGTGTCCGACGCGGGCGCGGACCTCGTGTCGTTCACCTGCACTCTTCAGATCAGCGGCGACGTAACGAAGGGCACGTACAGCGCATGAGTCTGCCGAAGGGGAAGATCAGCACTCGCACAGTCGAACTGTCAGGCGGGACGGTCGAGATCCACTCGCTCACAATCGCTCAATCGAGGATCGCGGGGAAGCTGGATGGGAATGAGTCAATCGCCGCGGCGATCAGTTTCGCGACGGGGACGGACAAGTCAGACGTGCTGCCGTGGCTCGACGAGGCGCCGGCCGGGGACGTGAAGACCCTGCTTGACGCGATCACCGACGTGTCCGGTCTGTCCGGGGCGGCCCAGTTTCAGAAGTGACCGTGCCATGTTCATGGCGTCGGTCGGAGAGGAATCGGACGTGGACGTGTTCGCGTTCTTCCTCGCCGACCGGCTAGGGAAGACCCTCGCCGAGCTCGACGACATGCCACACGCCGAGTACGTCGCGTGGTCGTCGTATCACAAGGTCAAGCAACAGCAGCGGGACCTCGCGATCAAGGCGGCCTCCCATGCCCGCTGACTACAGCGGTGTCGCCCACCTCGAACAGCAGATCGAGAAGCTCGGATCATCCGTCGAACGCGCGCTGCTGAACGTCTCTCGGGACATCGCCGATGATGTCCTGTCATACGTTCGAGCTAGAATCCCCCGCGTCACCGGGAACGCAGCCGGCTCCTACCGTGTCGTCCCCGACCGGGCCGGCACGGAGATCACCTTCGGCGGGCCACAAGCCCCGTACGTCCCCTGGCTGGAGTTCGGTGGCAAGGCAGGCCGTTCCGGCGCGAAGAGGCCGTACGTGCCCGGCGGCCGGTACCTGTACCCGGGGATCAGGTCCGTCGGTGAAGCTTGGGAAGATGAGATCCTGAAAGCCCTAGAGGGCCTCTCCGACCTGGATGTGATGTAGATGGCGCGCAAGATCGAGGTGGACCTCACCACCGACACATCCGATTTCGAGGCCGGCATGAAGTCCGCCGCAGCTTCTACGGACAAGCTCGAACGGTCCCTGAAGTCGGCCGACTCCGCGACGTCGAAGTTCGACGACGGACTAGGAAAGGTCAACGACGGACTCGGGTCATCTACGGAGAAGTTCCGTTCGACCGCTGACCTCGCCGGGGGCCTCGGGGATGTCCTCGGCATCCAGGCCGCCGGCCCGCTCGCCATGTACGCGACCGGATTCGCCGACATCGCCGACGGTCTCGGCGGCCTCCTGGCGCCGGCCCTGGCGAAAGCGAAAGCGGCGTTCATGGCGATGAACGCGACCCTGTTAGCCAACCCCATCTTCCTTGTGGTCGCGGCCCTGGCTGCGCTCACGATCGGGTTCGTAATCGCCTATAAGAAGTCGGAGACGTTCCGCAACATCGTCAACAAGGTGTTCGGGTCCGTGAAGGACGCTGCCGCCGACTTCTTCGGGTTCGTGAAGCACGCCGTAGTCGGGGCAGCGAAGGTCATCGGCCGCGTGGCGGACATCATCACCACACCCTACCGGATCGCGTTCAAGGCGATCGCGGCGATGTGGAACGCGACGCTGGGCGGGTTCGGGATCAGCATCCCCGGGTTCTCCATTCCGTTCGGGCCGTCGTTCGGCGGGTTGTCGTTCACGATCCCGGACATCCCCACGTTCCGCGCCACCGGTGGCCCGCTGAACGCGAATCAGGCCGCGATCGTCGGTGAGCGCGGGCCCGAGCTCTTCGTGCCCTCCGGGGCCGGGACCGTCGTCCCCAACGGCCAGCTCGGGTCGTCGAAGGTTGAACTGGTTGTGTCTGGTGACGCGGCACTGGTCGAGCTGATCCGCCGCGTTGTTCGGGTGCGCGGCGGCAACGTGCAGGCGGTGTTCGGGGCATGAGCCTGCTCGGGGACAGCGTGACAGTCGAACTGTTCATCAACGACACATGGGAAGACATCAGCAGCTATGTGCGCGAGAACCCGGGCATCACCATCGGCATCGGGGTCGCGTCGGAAGGGTCGATAGCGGACCCGTCGCACTGCATGCTCACCCTCAACAACCCCGACGGTCGTTTCACGCCCCGTAACAGCGGCGGACCTTACTACCCGTACCTGACCAGGAACACCCCGATCAGGGTGACTGTAGGGACCACGGTCCGGTACCGGGGGTACACCTCCGAGTTCCCCGTCCGAGCCGACGAGACCGCAACGAACGTGACTGTGCCTATCGTGGCGAACGGGTCACTACGGCGGCTGGCCCGGTCCAGTGTCCTTGACTCAACCCTCAAATCAGCGATCGTCCAGTACGTCAAGGACGACGCGAACATGGTCGGGTACTGGCCATGCGAAGACGCGCCCGGGTCCTCGTCGGTCGCTTCCGCGATACCTGGTGGGCCGGCGGGGGTGATCACCCTCGGCACCCCTGTGTTCCGCGCCGTTGACCCGGGGGTGATGTCGAAACCTATCGCGACGTGGGAGGCCGCGGGGGCCACATTCACCCCGTTACCGGGGTCTTCGACGACGTTTACGTGCGGCGCGCTGGTGTCGTTCCCGGACGCGGGCGTCCTCACGGGTGGCGAGGAACTGTTCCGGTGCTACGTGGATGGGACCGCGAACATTTGGTCAATCGCGTACTCCCCGAACGATGGTGGTGGCCTGGTCCTGACTGTCATCGCGAACGACCTCTTGGGGACGGAACTATACGGAGACACCGTGATCTCCGGCGGGCTGGATGGGACGAATTGTTACGTGAAGCTGGAGGCGAACCAAAACGGGGCGGACGTTGATTTCTTCGTGGATTGTCTCCCGGGTCCCCAGTCGGGGGTATTGACGGTCAACTCGTGCACGGTCGGAGCACCCTACCGTGGTCAGATCGGGATGGGGATCCTTGACCTACCCGACCAGGTAGGCATCGGGCATTTCGTTCTCGGGAAATCGAACACGGTGCTCCTGCACTCTGACACATTCGACCCTGCCCTTGAGGGGTACGCCGGGGAGACCGTTACCGCGCGCATGGCACGTCTCAGCGACCAGGGCGGTATCGACATTCAGGTTGTGGCCGGACCGTACTCCCCGACCGAGATAGGGGCACAATCCGACGGGTCGCTGTTAGACGCGCTACGTGAGGCTGAGAAAGCCGACGCCGGGGGGATCCTGTATGACTCCCCCGACGACAGCGGCCTCGTGTACATCTGCCGAACGGCCCGATACAACGACCAGCAGCCATCGTTTGCATTGGACTACGAGCAGGGGCACCTCACCCCGCCTTTGTCTCCCACCGACGATGACCAGCAGATCCGCAATGACGTGACCGTGAACCGGGCGAACGGGTCATCCGCTCGCATCACTCTGGACAATGGCGCGCTATCAACCGCCGACTACCCGGATGGGGTCGGGCCGTACCGGTTCGAAGACACATACGCGACGTACGAGGACTCGCAGCTCCCCTACCTCGCTGGGTGGGTGTTGGGCCACGGGACAGTGGATGAGACCCGATGGCCGCAGATCACGGTTGATCTAGTGAAGAACCCGGGTCTGGTGTCAACGTTCGATACGTTGCGCCCGGGGTCCGTGGTGACCGTCGCGAACCTCCCAGACGTTTACGGCGTCACCGATGTCACCTTGCAATGCATCGGCTGGGAAGAAACGATCACGGCCGCGCGACGCACAGTGACATTGAACTGTGTCCCCGGCACGCCGTGGCAGATGGTGGAGCTCAACGACACCACGTTCGGTGAGCTAGACGTCATGCGCCTAGCGCTCTAAGGAGATCACTATGGGATACCCGTGGACCGCGCACGACATCCTCACTGCATCCGACTTGAACGACGCGATCCAGGCGTGCATCCCGATGTGTGTCGTGAAGGGCGCGACCGAGTCGGTGACGTCGTCGACGACGCTGCAGAACGACGACGAGCTCAAGCTAACCCTGCCGGTCGGCACGTGGTTGATCCGGACCGAGCTGACCGTGGGCGGCGCGACCGGCGGCGACATCAAGATCGCGTACTCGACCACGGGCACCATGACCCACGTCGGTGTCCGGAACTACTACGGCGCGGCGACGTCAACGTCGAACACGGGGGACACGACGGTGCGCGCGAACGGCGGTAACGCGATCACGACCGGCGTGCCCTACGGCGTCGACGGGTCGAACCGGACCGCGATCCGGGAGTCGTTCGTCCTCGCCGTCACAGTCTCCGGTGACCTCACCGTGCAGTGGGCACAGAACTCGTCCTCGGCCACGGCTACGCAGGTGTTCGCCGGCTCGTACATGACCGCGACGCAGGTCCGACAGTGACCGTCAAGATCACAACCGCGCAATAGAACTGAGTGGGAGTCAGAATGGCTTGGAAGCTCGCACCCGCCCTCGCGGCGCTCATCTCCGACGTCAACCAGGAATGGCCCAACCGCGACAAGACCTACGACGGCACCATCGGCGATGACGCCCACGCCGCACGCAAGTCCGAGCACAACCCGAACCGGGACCCGTCCGACGACGTCCCCGACGGGTACGTCACCGCCGCCGACATCACCAGCGCGGGGGTTGATGTGGCCCGCCTGATCGACGTCCTCGTCCACGACCCCAGGGTCTGGTACGTCATCCACGATCGGGTGATCCGGTCCCGCACGTACGGGTTCAAGCGGCAGGACTACCACGGGGAGGACCCGCACCTGCACCACATCCACGTCAGCCTCGTCCAGACCGCGAAGGCGTGCAACAACACCGACGACTGGTTCCCCAGCGCCCGGAAGGA